TTAGCAGCCATATTGTCACCGGCTGTTCTAGTTAGAGTAGCTTTCCCTCCTATAGGAATTGTTGTGATTGCTCCTCCACTACCTCCATTAAACATAAAAACTTGAGTAGCTGTAGGTGCAGTCAAGTCTGAGGCTGTAACACTAGTACTATATATATCATATACCATGAGGTACTTAGTTCCGTTTTCACCTTTTAAAGCGTTGAATACGTTGCCTCCAGGATTAATTGTAGCAGTAGTTGAGTTAGTAGTAAGAGTAATAGTCATACCGTCGGGTGGAGTAAAACTAGATTGCTCGCTGGACTGCAGAGAGTCCCCATTTAGAAATATACCGTTGCCCCCGTTGACAAGACCAGCTATAGGTCCCTCGGATATAAGGTCAGTTACCATTATGGTTTGCTCATTAGAAGAAGAAACAGAGTTCGCTATACCGTCGTTGTTTCTAGAGTATAGTCTTCTGTCTAACGCATTAATTGATTGTTGTGGCATTCTAAATTTCCTTTATAGAGTATTTCTACCCTGCTCGCATATTTGAGTTGTAACTGTTACCATTCCTGTCATATCCTAAGCTCGATATCCTGGAGTTTATCCCTGCTACTTCAAAACTTATAGGTTGTCCAGGTACTCGTAGTTTACCATATAATACAGGTATAGGGTCTCCTTGTACTATATTCTGTTGTGCCCCATTGAATAAGTACGAACTCTCTTGGTCTTGGTCTGTAGCAGGGTCTGGAGCCAAAGCCTGTGTTAAGCCCATTATAGCTAAATTCAGAGCCATCATACCCACAACCATACCAACCCCTGAAACACTTGTGACCCCCGCGGTCGTAGTTACTGCCCAACTCCCTGCGCCCCCTGTGCCTCCCCAAGCTCCGGCAAGACCTCCTGTGAAGTACATAAGTGCAAAAATTGCTAAAGCAGCGAGTATCTTTGCCCCAGCTGATTTTGAGCCAGCGGGTATAGGGGTAATTGTTACATCGCCTTCCCCTAACTCCATTAACATTTCCTCTGCATAGTCCAAAGTGTTATCAGCTACATTTATTTCAAACCCTATGCCCTGCTCGTGGCACTCCATAAGATACTGTTTAAATGAAGGATTATTGCACTCAACAATATTAAATACATCCCGAACCATAGGGGCCTCCACTTGAAAGCCGGTTCCAAATCTATGCCCAAGTTCCCCCTCTAAGTATATACTACGCAACATAACGGTAAGCTCCTTTTAAGTATTTGTGCCAGAAAGGGTAAAGACTCTCCCTACATGACAATCTGTGCTCTGCATGGTGATAAAAACACTCGTTTCCTACATAAACACCACAATGATTTCCTACCTGTGCTTGAACATTAAAAACCAATGCGTCATTTTCCTGTAAATCAGATAAGTCTACAGGTATCATCCCCCATTCCGATATAAGCTCGTCTGTGAAGTAATCTAACTCTTTATCCCACCAGTTATCCTCAAACACTGACCTTGGAGGAATAATTATATCTTTAGCAGCTAAATAATCCCGTAGTGCTTCAAAGCAATCCAGAACCCCAAATTCATAGCTTCTACCATAAAGTTTAGTAACATTAGTAGTAGGCTGAACTATAGTCAGTTCCATACCTGGGTAACTCCATATGTAGTAAGGTATCCCCAAAGCATTACAATACTTTATATCCATCTCACTAGGTTCTGACCCTGCATCTGGATGACTATGCACAATGCCCGTAATATCTACAGTTCTTTTTAATTTTAGGTACTCAGCTGAGTCTAGTATAAAATCTTCATTTTCTTCTGCAATATTAGTACAAGGAAACCAGCGTTGTTTTCCTTTTACTATCCCAATTACTCCACAACCCTCCCTTGGGTACTCTTCTTTAAAGTGCTGCTCTATCTCTTGTATAAAATCCATTATCGGAACTTCCTAGTTCCAGGAAAGCCGCCAAAAGGCAGCGGTATATTATTATTGTGAGAATTACTAGGAATTGCATCCGCATTATAGTTAGTACCGTGAGCATGAGAACCTGACCCATTTATCGCAGGTAAAGCTTGGTATCGAATCTTACAGGACTTTAATAGTTTACCGCAGATATCTCCTCTAGTCCATGCCTGTTCATTAGTTCCGGGTTCTATTCCCGCACCTGCTTGAACAGCTCTCCATATAGTAGGCTGCTCCACAGGCAGAACACTACTAGCTACATCTAAAGGCCACTTAACATACGAGTTCCTTCTAGGGTCTGAAGCATGCACAGTATAAGTTACTGAAGAAGAGTAGTTGGTATAAGTTCTAACTATCTGCCATAAGGAGGAGCTCTCAACAGGAGTAACACCAGTCGTACTAGCTTTCTCGCATCTCCAATAAAGACCGCCGTGGGAAACAAAATCAGATACAGTATAAGTAGTACTAGAAGAATATGCCCCCTTCCAGAAACTTGCAGGGGTTCCTGTAAAATAAGAAGCCAACACTAAAGGCTCGTCCTCGCCTGTAAAGTAAAAACTATATATTTGCCCGTCTGTGCCTTCTAACTGCTTACTTTTTTTCCATGCACAGGCACTTTTTCCGCTATCGGTCAGACCTGCTTGATAAACCCAAGGACAATACTTTCCTATTACCTGTCGTCTTGGGAGCCTAAGCCCACCAAAGTCTACGGGTGCTGCCAGCTCAAGCTCAACAAATATAGAGTTCTTATTAGACACTCTGTCTATTAAAAAGGTTTCTTTGTCAAATTCATAAGGAGTAACTGCTCCTGTATACTTCTCTAAGGTTCTTCTTCTAGTAACTCTGCATCCTACTAAGTCTTCTATCCTGAATTTTTCAGACACTAAAGGCTGCCCATCAACAATAGCGTCCCAGGTTTTATTATTGCTGTCATCTACTGCGTCCATTTCCGTCTTAAAATCAGAAGTGAACGAAATTATAGACTCCACATTAGCTATAGATAAGGTAGGCCTCGCCATAGCTCCGGAAGCTGCCTTATCTATACCATCTAGAAAGATAGGAAGAGCTATATAAGTATTGCCATCAAATATCAAGTCATTATCATCGTCAGAATTATCCAAATCTTTACCGGCATGAAAATATAGCACATTGTTAGTACCTACTCCTATCTCAAGTTCGTAAACGTCTATTAAAGGACTGTCTACCGATAGTTTCTGGGCGTCTGTTGCAATTACAACGTTTGTCATGGTTCATATACTCTTGTAAACTCAGCATTTATATTATAATAGTTAGAATTAGAAAACTGCATGCTCCACGTAGAGCATACAACTTTCACGGTCTTCTCGTTTTGGTTAATAAAGGTCAGCTGTTTTCCCGTAGGAGAAATGCTCTGAGCAGAACTTAACACTAAGGCTAGCCCGTTTATACTTAATACAGTAGGGCTTCCTGATATATTATTACCCGTCCCTGTAGAGGACACTACTGCTCCTGTAGTAATATCGTATAAATTAGGAGAAGAGACTAGAGCGACATTTGCTGAAGAGCTAACCGGTGCAGATATAACAGCAGTACTAGTACTAGTAGCATTCGTATCTGGGTATGTAAAATTAAACGAAGTTACCCCCTTCCTAGACTCGAAGAAGGCAGTTATGTCATCTGCATCGGATTTTTCCCTATTAACAAGAGCTACAGTGAAGCTCTGATTTACAGAGTTAATACCATCTGCTATTCGTTGAGAATACCCGTCCCCAAACTGTGCTACTCTTACTTTAGGCTCACTTGCTATAGCTAGCGTCTTATCAGGTATAACCTTTCTATTAATATTAGGTACTGTGAAGCCAATAGCCATTATGCTACTCCATACGGGTTAAGTATTCCGCCTGATCGTTTCTGATGTAATAGCTCTTTCTGAACTGCTGATGCAATAGCGGAGCCTAATGCCTCCCCTTGTGCAGAGTCAGCGCTAGAGTCCTTAGAATTTCCTTTCTCCATATTTATACTTACGGAAACATTGTTATTTTGAGCGCCCGCTCCATTTAAACTGACAGGTATACTTCTATTGTCAGGAAGAGGAACTACGGCTTCGTTTCCGTGAAGAGTGGCTGCATATCCTGCTGTTTGACCTCTTGCTACCCCTCCTCTTGAGAAGTTATTTTTGTTGTAAGAGTAGCCGCCTTTTGCGTATTCTGCACCTTGCCCACCACCCATAAATCGAAATCTTCCTCCTTTGGCTGGTGTAACTGGTACAGCAGGGGGTGCGGCAACATCAGTTGGAAATAAGCCCGGCATAGTAGTCTGTAGCATTTTCAATACCATCATTTGAATAATCATTTTTGCTATCATTTTTAGTATTCCAAGAGCCATATCCCCGAACGCCTGTTTAGCATTCTTAGTACCGTCTATTAAAGACATAAAAGCACCTTCCATGCTTGAGGATATGCCTGCTGCTAATTCCTGTTTTTGCTCCTGCAACTTTTGCGCAGCTGTCATTGCCTCAGCGGTTGCGTTAATCGCTTCTAGATCTTGGTCTTTATAGGCAATACCATCCTTATACCCTTTATTTAACAACATCTGTTTATTTATCATAAACTGAGTAGAGTTTACTCTCTGTGTATCAATAAGGGTCATCTCCAGTTGATCCTTCAAAGACTGTTTCTGTAGGGCCTGCTTACTCTTTAACTCTACATTATCAGGATCTGAATCGTGTGTTGCTAAAGCCGCATTAGCTGCGTCCAAGCCTTTCATCTCCTCTGGACGGCTACGCATATCGGCATCGAGACCCGCACCTAAATAGTTTTCATGTCCCTTCGTATGATACCCACTGTTTTCTGCAGTATCATAACTCTTGCCAAACAACTCGGGCGTTGAGCCTCTAGCACCGCTATATCTAGGGTCTTCCTTTCGTATCTCCTCTTTCCTAGCATCGAAGGCGTTCTGTTCTTTTCTCCTATCACTCTCAAGTTGAAGTCTTTCCTGTTTCTTCTGATCTCGCTTCAGAGTATCGGTAACTACTGCAGCACCACGATAAGCAGGAGCGTCACGGTTTTGCCTCTCAGTTCTATTTATCTTATCTTTAATAGCTGCTATTTTCAGCTCAAGCCCTGCTCGTATCGCCGCCTCCTGAGTTTGCTTTTCTTCTAGAGTTAAGTTATCTATAGCTGAAATGGTTTGCGCTTGCTTAGCATTAAGAATTACTCTTTCCGTTCGTTCTAGTTTCTCGGCGTTCTTTAAGTTTAATAGGGCCTTAGCTTGTTGTTCCTCTGAATATTTACCTGTGGCAGCTATCGCTTCTTGGTACCCCATCTGCGCCCTAGCTACCCCTCTTTGTGCCTTCAATAAAGGTATTTCAAGCTTTAGTAGCTTAGCTTTCTCATTAGTAATTTTACCTGCTAAAGTAGCCCCTTCAGTTTGCATAGCTGCTTGCCGATGATTGGTATCGAGAATACCCTGCTCTAATCTTTTCTCTTCGGCTAGAAGGGCGAGAACCTTATCTTGCTGCGCTTTCCTACGATCTCTTGTCTGTTGCAATTCTTGTTGAATTCTTAGGTCGTCGGCCTTAGCGGCATCTGTTTTCGGCTCTACCGCCTGATTCGTATTTAGTGTAGAAGCGCCCGCGACATTCCCACCTGGAGACTTTTGCTGAAATCTCTCTTGGTTCTCCTTTCGAGTTTGCGCTGGATCGTTCCCCCTAGCATATTTCTCGCGAACTTCTTCCTTATCGGCATCGCTAACCCGAGGGTCGTCTAGGATGTCACTTATCAATCTATTATTAAATCTCGAGAATACTGGAGCCCTCGTGCCGCCGGCCGATTTGCTTCCTGTTTTCATTTGATTACTGGCCAGATCCTGAGCAGCCCACCTATCGTCTTCAATCTTCTGAGCAGACTTCTGAGTAGCAGCGAAAGCAGCTGATGAGACCTCTAGGGTCTCTCGCAATATATCTTTGGTCGCCAATAGCTTTGTATCAAGAGCCTCAAGCTCTCTCTCCAGTTTTTCTGCAAAACTTTCAGACTTAGTAGGAGTAATGAACTCTTCCATAAGAGATTTAAGAGCCGTTTCTGTTTCGTTAACTATTTCAGGAAGTCTATCAATAGTTTGGCCAATGTTTTTTAATTCAGAGTCTAACCCTAACGTTTGTTTTTTAGTTTCGGCGGTAACAACCTCAAAATTCTCCATAGTGTCAGATAGATCGTTAAAGCCGCTATTCATTGCTTTCATTATTCTAGCAGTTGCAATAAATTCTTTTTTCTGCTTTTTAAAGCCCTCTGTTGTTTGGTCAATTGAACTTTGGAAACTATCATAATCTGTAAGAAACTTTTTAACATCTATAGAAGACAAACGTTGTGCTGTGGCTGAGGCGTACATCGCACCTGTCAGGCTGCCACTATTAGCGAGCTGGTCTTTTAACTCTGAGTTTAAGGATTTATATTTTTTTAGCAGCGTATCTATTTTATCTTGCTGCTTTTGCATCTCTTCGTCTAGTCGAGTAAAATAGTCATAAATACCCATAATAACTTGGCCAAACATGACTAGTATTCCAAGATACCCTGCTCCAGTTAATAGCTTACTCATTCCGCCGATGCCAATACCTTTAGCTTTATTCAGCATACCTAAACTCTTATTGTGTTTCTTACCTTTTTTTAGCTCTTTTCTCTTGTTTTCGTCGTCCTTTTTGGCCATCAACTCATCACCATGTTGGATCCTATACCCTTTTTTCTCAATATGGTCATCTAACTCATCTAACTCGGTCATGTTTAATTTACTGAGAGTACCTGTGCGTTCTACTCCTGCCTTAATTTGGGCTTTAGCAGTGCTTACCGCCGTTTGAGCTGATTTCTTAGACCTTGCATCTCTAACATCTTCTTGTGCCAGAAAAGCCATAATACCAGTTTTACCTTGCTTACCTACTCCTTTCTTATCCATCAATTCTCTGGATTTCTTGGCAGCGTCTGCTTCGGTTCTCTGAGTAATCTTTAATGCTTCTTGTTTTTTTGTTTGCTGAGCCTCAAATTCTTCAGTTTGTTCGGCTAAAGACTGGGTGGTGAGATCTATATCTTTCTGTGCGGCTTTAAGATCAGGTAACATAGCCTTAAGTACTGGCAACCCTAATAGAAGTAATGCTGCAGACAGTGCGCCAGCACTTTCAGATAATAGTTGGAAAACCGGAGTTAGCCCTGTTATTACTCCTTTTTTAAGTACATTACTTAGCTCATCAAAAGATTTAGTAAACTGCGCTAAAGCTACTGCATCTTTGGACATCATGTGCTCTATAGATGCGAACTTACGCTCGGATTGCTCTAGGGTTTCGGCAGCTACTGCTTGTCCTCTCTCGAAAGCGTTCAGTTCTTTTACAGTTTTACCAACTGTTACTGAGTACTTACTTAAAGCAGTATCTAGCCTTAAGATAATACCCAATTCATCCAATAATTCTGGCTCTGCCTTTGTTACGCCTCTTACTAAACGATTATATGAGTCAGTTAAATCTCTACCTAGAGCAAAGGAAACGTTCTTAGCAGCAGAAGCTAATCTCTCTAGTTGTCCTGCGGATAATCCGGCGGCTGTACCAATAGCTACGCCTCGAGCGGCGTCTGCAAACTTTAACTGAGCCCCTGTTGCTTCCTGTACACTCGCCGTGATACTAGCATAAGCTGTACCTGTGATTGTGCCCATGGCTCTCTGTCCGTCTATAAGGTTCCGTAGGTCACTTGCACCTTGAAGGAATTGGAAAGCCGCAGATACAGCAAAGACCTGAGCGGCTAGAGTTGCGTAAGCAGCTACAACCCCTCCCATGCCTTGCTGCATTTTAGAAAATTCTTTAGTAGAATTTCCGGACATCTTTGCTGTGCCGCGTAAATTTCTATCAAGGTCTTTGGTTTGCTTATTTAGCTTACCTGTTGTTTTAGATGCTTTATCCCCAGCTATACCGGCTTTATCAAGCTCTATACCCAGCTTTTTAGCATTAACAGCTACACGCTTAGTAGTACCGTCATCATCGATTATAATATCGATATAAACTTGATTTTTCTTTGCCATTAGCCT